TTCAATATGATTTTTCGCGAGTTGTAAATGCTTGAAATTAGAACATTGGAATTCTGTTTTGCCATGATTGTTATTATATTAACATTATTAAATATTTAATTCAATTCAATTTTAATTATATTGATTTATTACGATTCTGATGGCGTTGACACGGAAGAAGATTCGGCCGGGGATGATACAGATGATACCGACGGCGTTGATACGGATGACACGACTGGCGACGACACTGATGACACTTCGGGCGTGGACACGGAAGAAGAATCAATGCTTATCTTTTTAACAGTACCACTCTGTTTCTCGGCATCTCCTTCCAAGTCCAAGTCTTCATTTGCAGAAACAACTGGCTCTTCTTTAAATTCCAATATATTTTCTTCATTACTTTCTGGTGTATTGTCGGGATTAAATGCAGGACTCACGTCTGGCGGATAATCCGGGCTTTCAGGCAATTCTTCGATAAAACCAGACAATAAATCGTTCTTTTCTTTTTCCTCTCTTTCTTCTTTTTCCTCTCTTTCTTCTTTTTGACGTTGTTCAATGGCTTGAGAATCCATTGGAAATTCGGCAAAATCGCCTTCTGAATATGGACTTCCAGTAACAGGCGTTTTAAAGGATTCATCCGAAGACGGCGTAGAACGGGGCTTGCTTATTTTCATTGTTTTGGAAGCAGGAGCATGTTTAGAAATAGCATTCTCATATTTAGTAATTGCCGAAAAACTATCAATTTTGTTTGGATTTTCTGAAGAAGGATTCAATAACAACTTGTAATTAGAAGAATAAGACATGCTCATGAGTTGGTCCACGTTTTCATCCGTAATAATTTTCATGTGTATATTTAAAACCATCAATTCTTGCATTAATAATTTCATGGCATAAGGCACACGAACAATACTAAAAGAACGCCCAAAACGACTCAAATTATTCACGTGTTGACTGCCGTCTATATTCGTGTTGAATTTAAGAGGACCATCAATTGCTGGACTAAAAAACAAATTCTTGGAAGGATTGTAAATAGCAACATTTCCAGTTTTATTACACACCGCCATAAAATATTCATCTCCACGAATCAAAAACGATTCATTCAAAAAATAAGAGGCACCGTGACCCAAGACACCGTCGCGTTCCATTTCTCCAATACGAAGACCTCCATCGTTTGCACGTCCTTGCACAGGCTGTCTCGTCAATGACGTTCTTGGTCCCAAGGCACGATAATTGATTTTGTCTTTTACCATATGTTTCAATCTCATATAATACGTAGGACCGATGAAAATATCACTCGTCAATTGTTCTCCAGTCATGCCGTTATACAATAGTTGATTGCCACTTGAATGAAATCCTGCATGTGTCAACATTTTTCCATATAAATCCGTATTTGCACCTTTTGTGGAAAACGCTGTGCAATCGCCAAATGTGCCATACATGCAACACGCTTTTCCAAATAAACTCTCTATTAATTGACCAATTGTCATTCGTGAAGGCAATGCATGAGGATTTATAATTAAATCAGGACGAATGCCGTCGGCAGTAAAAGGCATATTTTCTTCTGGAATAATTAAACCAATAGTCCCTTTTTGCCCCACACGACTCGCCATTTTATCTCCTAAAGCAGGTATTCTCTCTTCACGAACCCGAATTTTCGCGATTTTTGTGCCGGTTTCGCCTTCTGTAATAAAAGACTTGTCCACATATCCCAATTGCCCTTTTTTCGGTGTAACAGAATCATCTATATAGACATTTTTATTCTCTGGGTCCATAATTAATTTTCCAATCAATGCAACCTTGTCATTCAACGGCGTATTTTCTTTAATCATTCCATTGTCATCTAACAAACTATAATCCACGCCAGGTTTAATTCCAGTGACGGTATGTTTTTGAATGTTTGCGAAAAAAGAATTAATCTGCGAATTGCCTTTTCCAGCACTTTCTTCATGCGTTTCATACATTGACAAATAAGTCGTTCTAAAAAGACCGCGTTTTACAGAGCCTTCATTGATTAAAATAGCGTCTTCCACATTGTATCCAGTATAGGACATGATGGCCACAATCGTGTTTATTCCATAAGGCTGCTGTTCTTTATTTATATAATGCATATATCTGGATTTAATCAATGGAATTTGACCATAATTCAAGACAACCCCCATCTTATCAATTCGCATTTGATAATTAGAATGATATAAAGAAACCGCCTGCTTACTTTGTCCACAAGAAAACGCATTTCGTGCAATTGGATTGTGTTGTGGATAAACAATTTGATTTCCCAAGACACCCAATATTAAAGAAGGGTGAATCTCAACGTGCGTGTATTTTAACCCGCCAAGCACACGACTTTTAGTCATCTCTTCTTGAGTGCTTGCAATAAGGCTCGTCTCTTCTTCTGAAGTATCTACATAGTCCACGAGAGATTTATATTTATGCAATATTTTCTCGGATTTATCGGAAAACCCGTCAAACAATTCGGCGGCATTATATAATTTATTGTCCTCGATTGAAAAAGGAGAATCACTCTTTTTTCCATGCCCAGAAATCATTGCAGTCCATGATAATTTACTCTCATGCAACAATGCAATCATTTCTTTTCTTTGAAAACTAGCACCATGTTTGTCTATATAATAAATAGGACGCATCAATCTCCCACCATCACTAAAGAGATGCACTTCATTCTGTTCAATGTTAAATGCGATGCTTATGAAAACCGGAATCACACCATTTCGCCGAAATAATTTCAACTTGTCCACAATTTCAATAGAATTTTCTACAACTCCAATCCAGATTCCATTTACAAAGAATTTACTACACGAATACATGTATTCCGGCGAACATTCCATTAATAATTTCAAAGGAATATTCTCTCTTAACCATTTGATTACCGATGCAGAAGAAACATTGGTTGTCACCATGGCAGTAATAGTCAAATGTTTGTGCAATCCAATGTTGCCGCCGTCAGGCGTGTCTAATGGGTCAATGAATCCCCATTGAGAACTGTTTAACAACCGCGGCCCAACCACTTTGGATGTCGGATCCAACGGCAAATTGATTTTTCGTAAATGTGAAATAAAAGTGTTCCAACTTAACCGATTTAAATCTTGGACAACACCTACACGTTTTGTATGCTCCGTCTCTCCCCAATTGCCTTTGAATGCCTTTAAAAAGCCGGATTCCACAAGCCTGTTTTTAAAGATGAGAACATGATTCAATTTAATGAGATTCGGAAAATCCATCTCTTGATATCTTACGGCGGCGTAATAATACTCGGCATCAATCGTCAATGTAATTTTTTGTTTTTGTATCAAATAATACTCGCGAAATAAATCGTATATGAGAGAACCAGACAATTCTATTCTTTTAAAACGGAAATTATCTCGGTCAGTCGGCAACTCTAATCCATTAGACACTTTTAACATTTTATATATCATGTAACCCACATAATACGCCTTTTCTAAAAAATTCATCACACCTACATGTGGCAAAAAATAATCGCTCAAGATTTCAATCACGCCCACCAACGTTTTCCTTTTTGTAAAAGATGCAATGTAATTCAATGCGTTGGATTGATTGTATATTTCATGGCAATCGTGGATTGAATTTATAAATTGATTAATGTATCCCTTGTTTTCATTCAAGTCCAATAAACAGGTTCGTATAATATCCTTGTCCGAAATTACGCCCAACGCACGCATCAATATAAATAATGGCACCGGTTTGCGGACATTTGGCACGGCTACTACGAATTGCCCGTTTTCCAAGACGGTTGATGGGGCGATTATTTTCACAGAAGTCGTTCGCATCGGTTTGGACGCGTCTTCAGAAACCGAACGCACCTCTGCCGAATAACTATAAATGTCATCGGCCGAATTTTTTCTTATATAAAGCATATTATTTCCGAATTTTTCCTGTGAAACAATACACTTTTCTTTTCCTGCAATGATAAAATAACCGCCATAATCATTGCGACATTCTCCCATGTTAAATCGCACTTCTGGAGAGAGAGATTTTAATATACACAAATTGGATTGAACCATGATTGGAAAACGACCTAAATAGACCCTTTTAATTTCATGCGTTTCTATTATTTCTTTTTCATTGACATAATATATAATGTCCACTTCCACATCATAATGAATCGTAACACCATACCACATGTTTCTTAATCTCGCATCATTTGGATACATGTAATGGGTGTAATTGTTGTCATAAATCATCGGTTTCCCGAAATAAATCTTCTTCCCATCTTTGCCACCTAAATATAAAAGACATTGATTCTGTTTTGCATTTGGCTCCCCCTTTTTCGGTCTTTCAATAAAACGGACTGGATTGTTCTCTTTGAATATGCGATTTATGCCTGTGCTGAAAAAATCATTGTATGAATTTAAATGATGACTTACTAAATTGTCCGGGTTTTCATTAAAATACGTGTCTATTACTTTCCAAGAAATCTCTTCCATTTCTCCCACTCCTTCTTCTGCCATTTCTTTTTCTGATATTTCTTCCATTTTATATATTAGTTATATTTTTTATAATACTTTCTCAACACAATAATAATATGTATATTATCAAAATTTTTTCGGATTTTTGTGATAGCACCACTTGCAAAAATAATTTTCTTTCTCTCTTGCCCAAATCTCAAAAATTGGCAAATAATGTCGTCTTTGTAAACAATGAGGTGAATGATTACACTCACGTCATTATTTTAAATTGCGGAATGCCTTCTCTCTTGCCTCATATACCCAAAGAAAATGTCATTGGATTGGCGTGCGAACCCTTTCCGTTTTTAAGATTAACTCAAGAATTTGTAGAATATGCTGAAAAATACATTGGCAAATATTTTATAGGAGACAAGCATTATTTAGGAAACCCCTTTGTAGAACATCAAGGATATTTATGGCATATTTCGCCACCTCCAAACGAAATTTGCATAAAACCCAAATTGATGAGCATTATCATAAGTAAAAAAATGTTTGCACCTGGTCATAAATATAGACATTTACTCGTCTCCAATATTTTACAAAACAATTTGCCGATTGATATTTACGGACGCGGATGTTCTTTATACAATGCATATAGAGAGAAATGTCCTCAAATTAAAGACTCTTTTGAAGGAAAAGAGCCGTATGAAGATTATTTATTTACCATTTGTATTGAGAATTTTGAAAGCAATCATTATTTCTCTGAAAAAATATCGTCTCCCATCCTCTATAATTGTATGCCAATTTATCACGGGTGTAGAAATATAAATACATATTTTAAAGATTCTTTCATTTCATTGTCTGGAATTATTGAAGAAGATATGAATTGCATCGTGCAAATAATTAAAAACCCAACCAGATTTTATAAGAAAACATGCACGCCTGAAAATATAAAGACACCGAATTTACCCATGAATCTACCTGGTCTTTTTCTATAGTCTCGGTCTCTTCTTTCCTCTTTTAGTTGAACGTGTCTTGTTCTTTTTTCTCCGGTGTATTGTCCTTGTCCTTGTCCTTGTCCTTGTCCTGGTGCCATTCTTATCACCCGCCACCATTTTATTTGTATTTGTATTTGTATTTGTGTTTGCAAGAAATTCAGTCCAAGGCTGTGTAGGTCTATCTTTTAAATACGGCTCTAAATATTTCCATTGACGATTTTTATTGCAAAATTCAGAGGCATCAAATGGCATTCCACATGAACTGCCAAAACAACCAACAAATCCCATCTTGTCCGCGGTTTCGCTGTCGCATACAATTCCATCAACTGCACCTCGTGGAGCATACGGTTTTGGTCTACTCGGGTCAGACATGTATTCACGTGCATCTAATTCATAATGAGAACATACTGTTCGAGAAGAAGGATTCTCTTTTTTTAAATAGACATCATAATGGTCTGATATGATGATTTTGGCAATCTCAATATTTATTCTTCCTTTATATTCCTGAATTAAATCATCCAATCTCACACGACGGGCACCTTGATGCCGACGAATGTCATCAAATCCACTATTCACACATTCTATATTTCTGATTCGCGGATCATATGCAGCATTAAATCCAATGTAATATCCATTCTTGGTTCTCTCTATGTTGTGATATTTTAATCCTAATTCAAATCGCATAATTTCATTTGTCTTTGTGTCTCCAAAATACCACGTGTTTGCATAATCCCCGGAATTTCCTTGCAATAAAAACTCAACGCATTCATCCATGGTATTTCCATATTGCATTGCTTGACGAATTCTATATCCCACTGGAATATTGTTTTCATAAGCAATAAACCCGCCAATGGTTGTCTCGGTTCCAATAATTCCTTTTGAATTCACGAAAAAATCCGTGCCACTCCATATCCAACACGGCGAGGTTTGCATAATAAACCGATTGCCTTTTTCTGGATTTAAATCCAAAATAATGTTTGAATATTGTCCGTCTATGAAATCAGTAAATGAATTGTGCGCCACTACGATTTTGCCGGATTCTGTGAAATCTTTTCCCACTGCAATAAAGGCACTGCATTTATCGCTGGCACCTGTGCATGTGCTTGCAGCGCCTCCTTCTTTGGGCGAACCACGATGTTGTTCCGTTGGATTGATGGAAGAGACCCAATAACTCATAGACATGTAAAAATTCCATGCAATAATTTCGTTTAGAGTTGTTCTTGAGTCGTTGCCAGAGTCTTGCATCACTGAATTATATCCTTGTGCGATTCCTTCCATTTCTTCATAGAATTCCGGAAATTCCGTTTGTGTTTTTAATTTAATACTCTTGTTAATTTCTTCAATCATGTATTCCCACGTTTGTCCAGTTGTGTCGTAAATTAAAAAATTCAACATCTTTTTTACTTGTGTGAATAATTCCCCACATAAATAGCCATAAGCATAACCACGTTCTTTAGGAGAACCATAAATAGAAATATATTTCCAACCATTCAAATCGTATGACATTCCATTTAACTTCATTATATATAGTGAAGTTAAATAATTGAGATG